TTCAACGACTTTTGCTTATCACACAACTTTAACTTAACATAGTCAACCTGTATCTCCACCTCCTCCGGATTCCCATCATCGTCCAGACCTTCACCTTCTGCTACCTCACGCCGTGTCTGTGTTGTAATTTCTTCAATACAGTATTTTTGCTCCTCTGTCAGCTTATCAAAATCATTTAACGTTATCCATGTATCATGTAAATGCGCTATGGAACTACGCGCGATCTTAAGATGCTGTTCAATAATCCACGACTTAGATAAGCCGATATTAAACTCTACATTATCACTAAGGTATTTGCAATATGCCTGTATCCGCTTACGCCTTACTATCTGTGACGCATTGGTTTTCGCGTTATTATCTCCGGCGTTAGGATATAGAACCTGGTACGCACGCCTTCCATTCCAATCCAATATGTATTCTTTGCAGAATGCGCGATCCTTATCACTAAGGCTCTTAAACATATCGGGCTCCACCTCTCCATCCTCGTCTATAACATCGACTGCCTTAGACTCCTGTACTTTACCCACTGCCTTAGATTTCTTACCCTTCATTGCTTCGGTAGATTAGTCCCGCATCGTACCAACACCACACTATCTTCGGGCGAGATTTTTTCAGCCTTTAAAATTTTTTCACCTTGGGGCCTAACATCCTCCACACTACACGAAAACAAAATAGATAAGACTATAATAGCTATTATTGATAACGAATACAAAAATGCTTTTAACAAACTTTTTACCACAGTGGATTTATTTTCTTCCTACTACTTCCTTATAATCATTTCCTCACCGCTAAATGGTACGCCACCTAATGGATATTTAGGTACTGTCTTTCTCCAATCTGCTGAATGCTCATAACAGTACTGAAGTAAAACTATGGCCGCAAAATATTCCTTCGCAATTAATAGCTTCGTTACCTTTATTAAACATAGCAATTGTAATTTAGTACTCACCACAACGGATTATTTTTCTTTGGGCAGTGCTGTCCTGGTATTCTTGCTTTCTTCATTAAACCACAACCACAAAGTCCACACGTCCCTTTAGTATTATACATTGGACACGGCCCCTGCCGACACAATTTTAAGCGCTGCTCCATCAAACTCTCATTCGCATTTACTAATTGTAATACTGTGCCTTGAACTATTCCAACTACATCCATAAACTTATAATTAAAAAACCATTCCGGCAAACGAACAATTTTAAGCCCTGCGCTGGGCGTTCGTCCTCTAGGGAATGGTTTTACGGTTGTTTCACCATGATGTAAAATTACTATAAAATTTAGGGCTTTGCTAATGCCTACCATTTTGCTTAAAGTCCTCGGTAACAAAAAAAGTCCCGTAAAGGTAGTCTATACAAAATATTGTGTGGCTACTCTTAGAGAATATTTTTTGTTATCGTGTTACCGAGTTGGTTATCAAGCAGTTACAAGCGACTCGGTAACAAGGGTAACAAAAACCTAAACCCATACTGTGTACTTTTGACCTAAAAATTTGCTGTTTTTTCTCGGTAACAAAAACCTATACAGCCCTAAAAAGTAAGTTTTTGTTACCGAGTTTTACCATCAATTTCATTAAATTTTGTTAAACGTTACTTCGCCCTACTTTAATAACATGTAGATATATACCGCGTTCCGAGTCTCCATTTTGCAGTTTATATAATGTTTCAACTATTCCTATATTCTTTAAATCTTCGGCAAAGTGTTTACGAATTTGTATTTTAATCTCTGGTACATAACCGCCTTCTTCAGTCACGAGCCATTCCCGATATAAGCCATACATTTTCGATATACTTATAAGTTCTATATCAAGTTTAGGGTTTTGTTTTTGTAATTTTTGTAACGCCGTAAACTTATTACTTTTTTCCTCGCTTACTTTAGGTACAATGTATCGTGACCTAAACCACAGTATTGCATCTTTATCCCGCATATGAAAGTCCTCAGTAGCTTTGCGCATTGCGTCTGTTATTTTAATTTGCCCGCCATTCTCGATTAGGTGTTTGATTCCAATATTTAGTATATGGTTAAAAATACCTGCTAGTTCATTGTCATATATCGCAGGCATTACAGTGTTATCTTTTTCCACTCTCACGTCCATTGCGATAGTAATAAGACGGCGGGCAACAGCCGGATTAAAAACACTATAACTAAATCTATTCATAGCAATAAGCAATCTACCATAATTTATTACAGGCCTCCTTGTTACGTGCATCTGCCATCCTGGTAACGGCTCTTGTGCTGCGACCTTTAATAGCATCTCTAATTTTTGAAATGGTTGAGAGTCGAAATCGTATGCAAGTAGTTTATTCTCCATTTGCATCGCTTGCGTTTGTGCCTCTGCCGTCCCACCGAATAATATACCCGCCGATACTGCGGCAGAATTTTCGAGCCCAATGACCCGGCGCGTGATTTCAATGAGCGACGATTTGCCCGTACTTGTATCGCCAACCAATAGCATAATGATATCTGCTCTATGCTTGGAAAGACAAGACGCCACAAATGCAAAGTAAGCTGTGTGTAACGTCTTGTCCGGTATCTGAGTGTTAATCCACTGGTCAAACTTAGGACAAAGCGCCGCCGGTTCGTAGCAGTACGGTAAAAGTGTAGTGAAATTATAGGACGACTCATGGTCAAGCAATTTACGTTTACCAGTTTTTATATTCACATGCAACACTCCATTCTCTAGGTTTATAAATATCCCATCGTGTAAGTTACCCGTACGTGGCTCTAAAGCATCCCGCATAGTAATTAACTTAAGTTCCCGTATTGCCATATCCAAATACGGCAACGTCCTGAGTAATTTACGGTAACGATCTTCCACGTCACTACGATCCACAAAATTATTAAGCAGGTCCACCACATATTTAGCGTTACGCTTAATCCAATGCGTCTGCTCAAATATATAAAAGCTAGCCTGATCGATGCAACATATTTCAACGTGTTGGAGGAACGCAGACACGAGCGTATGAACATGCTCCGGCATCCTTTCCTTCTTACTAAGCGTTAATTCAAACTCTTTAGAACTTGGTAAAGGGTGGGCCTTAAGCGTTGCCAAAGTGCTAAGGTCGTTAAGGCCATTATCCGCGCATATTTTAAAAAACGTAGCGATAGTGATTTTACGATCACGCGGAGTCACCTCGCCATTACAAAAGTTTTCATATTGTGTCTCTATTGTGTCTGCGTTATACTTAGGACTAAACTGGCTTAACCTGTTAAACATATCATAACCCTTCACACCGAATGCGTTTGCAAACGCTTTACCAATCTTAAACCATTCCGGGTTGTCACCCGTAATATCTAGTTCCTTATCCTCTAGTTGTTTAACGTATGCCTCGGCTTGGTCCCAGGTCTCTTGATCGGCGGGGCCGTGTTGGCGAATTTTTTTTGGCTTAGAATTTTTTTCGGCCTTACGGTATGGCTGGAGAATGGAAATAAGCTGCGCGTGTTGTTTGGTGGTAAGCGGTTTAAGTTTTAATAAATCACCGTGTTCAAGTTGGTACTTCTTAGAATTACTAAGGTAGCATGCAATAAACCGCTTCGAATAATATAGTTCGATCCAGTTAGCTCCACCTAGTCCCGTCCAATCCGGCTGATTGTCTTCACGTTTTTCGTAAAGGAAGTATATGTGATACCCATCCGATTTGGTTTTTTCCACTACGACATTGGCGGCCATTTTTTTAATAATGGAATTTTTTAGCTCCAAAGTCTCTGCGGGCGTGACCTTCTTAGTATCCAGGTCAATGCAGCATAAGTTACCGTGCCCCAGGTAAAACCCGCAGTGAGACCGAGAAAGAATGCTGGCGCTAAAGGTAGAATGGTACACGGTTAGAAGTGGGTCTGCCATTTCCGCCGCGTACCCCCACTTAATCTTATTAGTCGGGTTTGGCTTACGTTTCCATCCTATCGGCGCATTGGTGGCACGCGCCGCTCGCAGGATAACAAAGCCACGGTCGTATAGCTTTTTAATCTCGGATTCATTACTCATAACATATTATTGTAATCAAGTATGAGTTTATTTTTTAGATTATGGAAAACCTCATACAAGATACTGGTATCATGGATGGGGATACTTGCAATTAATATTTTATCCCGTTCGCGGTATGCTTCAAGCGTAGAGCCGTCATAAACAAGTGAAAAGGTTTTACTGTAGTAGCAGTAAATGTCGGTTAAGCGTAAGTTTGTCATTTGGTTTGTTTTTTAATGTATAACAATAGGAATATTAAGCTCTTGGCAAAGCGCAATTTCAGTCATACAGCCATTTGAATTTTCATAATCGCCGTATACCCATAACTCATCGATACATGTTCTAATAACGTGCGTATCGTTAGCTATGCCGCGCTTACGTTCGGCGGGTACGGTATCATCTAATGCCAGTATATCTGTGTAATACGGGGCAAGTGGTACAACGTCTGCGTGTGTGAGATTTATATGGCGGATAATTTTTATAACCTCCGCGAGATTGTGTTGTATGTTACCGCTAATTGGGTGGGCGATGTAGACGATTTTCATAAGGTAAAAAGTTTTTCGGTACGATCTTTAACTCCGTTAATCGCATTAAGGCGAACTTTATGTGACTTTTCAAACACACATTTAAAATCCTTTGGCATACGGTATTCAGAGATGAAAATTTGGCGCCCTTTTGCTTTTTGAAGTCTGCACCAATCATAAAACTCGTTACCGTTAAATGGATCAGTTTTGTAATTTTGTGTCCCCGCGTAAGGCGGATCACAGTATATAATGCTATCGCCGGGAATGCGTAGGGTTTTATAGTCAGAGAGAAAAAAGTTAACTTCCTGTAATAAAGGCACTTGTACAATAAACGATGCATACACTTGTGCATTCATTTTGCTAATTGAATAGTACCCGCCCTTAACCCGTTCATGGCGAGCGATTGAATTAAAGAAGCCACCGCCAAACGAAAACCCAAAACCAACATAGCCACGTAGGGCGAGGTCATTTGATTTATCACGCACCATTAACCAATCCTCCTCTTTAATGTATTTAGGTTGAAGCCAACCGTTTTGCATAGCTTTAAACATTGCGATAATCTCTGGCATAGCGTCAGCGGCAATACGCGGACCGGTAACTTTATCTGTTATATTACATCCACCACAAAATGGTTCCACAAACCACTGATTTGGTTTACGGTCTTTAAGTATAACTGGTAAAATATATTTAGCTATTCTACCTTTGCTTCCCATATATCTCATAACTTTCTTAGCGCCTTAAGCACCGTGTCAGATGTGGAAACAGTCTTATATCTAACCTTTAATTTTTCTTCAATCTTACGAAATTCAGCCTCTTGCTTTTTATTAAAATACAAAGTTACTGGGTATTCATCAGACTCTATGAGTACTGGAGTATCTGGCGAATTTTTTTCATCTTTAGAATTTTTCGCCATGTTCCCCATCGTACTTAGCTTTTCCATAGGCACTTCAAGCCCGTATTTTTCAAAAAACGATTTTGTTGTACCGAGTTCTTTTTCTATACGGTTCATGTCCACGTCCCCAGCTTTTGCCAGATCAAATATTGCACTCATTTCTTTAAACTCCGATGCTGTTAACAGCCGTGACGGCAGTGAGGCCCAAATTTTTGTTTCCCTATTATCTTTTGCCTGTTCTAAGCGGCTATTGCCATCAATAAGAACGAGTTTAGTTATATCACCAAACTTTCCTACATAATTGCATACAACAGTTCCAGCACGGCCAAAACTTTTTATTGACGCCAGGAACCGCGCCTTACCCATATCCGTTTTAATCTTATAGTTTCCGGGCGTGGGTGCAATGGAACTAACAAGAACTTCTTTACTAATCCATTGAATTGTTGGTTGTTTTTTCATTTGTATAGTTGTTTAAATATATGTTTGATTGTTTGTACATTCCAACCATTACCTAAAACTACGTGACGTTGGTTAGTTGAAATCCCTTCTGTATAATTATCGGGAAGACCTTGTAATCGTTCTGCTTCGATAGGGAATAATTCGCGGGCCGTTTTCCAGGAGGTTGCTATATGGTTAGAACGTTGATCGCAGAGTAAACAATTAGCTTTCTGCTTTGCAGGATTGTTTTTAATCTGGCCAAAGTTATTAAAATTACATCTGTTTGTTAAAATAGCATTACGGTCTAGTTTTATCCAAGGTTGTTGTAATACGGAAGAAAGAAATATTTTTTGATCAACAGGTTGTTGTACTAACCAGTTGCACCAATACAACCTAAATCGTGTTTGTGCACTAACTAATGCTGATTGAATTTTAACAGGCTTAACATTCATGTATTTAGTTATAACAGCTTCGCTTTCTTTTTGCATTCTTACATTTTCAAGTAAAAAGTTTTTCGGTTTACATTCCTTTTTCAATCGGATATATTCATAAAATAGCTTAGAACCTGGATGATCAAAATTTTCCATCTTGCCTGTAAACGAAAAGCCTTGGCATGGACTACCGCCGATAAATAAATCAATTTTTGGAAAATGTTTTAACCACTTAATCCTTTGTATATCACCTAGTTGTATAGTATTCGGAAAGTTTTTTTGCGTGATTTTAATTGATGGTAGATGAATTTCGCTTGCATAATAAGCCCTAACCGATATACCTAATTCCTTTAGAGCTTGCTGGCCACAGGAAATCCCGTCAAACAAAGAAAGTACTGTAATCGGTTTAATATTTTGCATAGTCTGTTTGTATTTTTACATCCGCCTTTATAAGTCCATGTATTCCCGTGATATAATCCGCCGAATCTTCCATTATTTTTACCATTGCCTTAAAGCACGATTTTGCCTTCGCCTTTGGAACTTCACATACTATCTCATCGTGAAACGGAAGTATAATATCGTATTCGTCTGGCATACTTGCAACAGCTAATTTGAGGCAATTTGCTCCGGCGCTTTGAATCGGATTATTCATTCCCTGATTTCGTATTTGCCAATCCTCTTGTCCTTGTAACATGCGCCGTCTGCGATATGGATCAGCCGAATAACTCACGCCGGTTTTTATAGCGTCTCGTCCATTAATATCTAAATAACGGACAAGTTTTCGTAGTGCTCTTTTATGCTTGTGGATAAATTTTTGCGCATCGAGTCGTGACATAACCAAAGCAATATCATTTTCCGTAGGTATGCCTTTTTCAAATATACCTTTAATGATGCGGGACAGTAGTTGATCCACTCCACCACCATATGCGAGCAAAAAATTGGATTCTTTGGCCGGCATACGTTGCGCGATATGGCCAGGGCATTTACACTTCTTAGGAAACGTGCATCCAGGTTGTTTGGCTTGCATCCATCGTTCACTACTTATAATAGATGCCATGAGTCCGTGAATATCTTCGCCACGGAGTAATGCATCAATCCAGAAATCTTCTTTTGCAGCGGCGGCCATGATGGCGATCTCTTGCCCAGCAAAGTCCCCTATAACAAATACATTTCCTTTCTTCGGTACTATACAACTTCGCTGTTTGCCCTTACGTGGAAATCCAAGTACATTAGGATTAGAAGTGGAAAAGCGTCCTGTATTTTTATTTTGATCGTACGATGGTCTAACACGACCATCTGAATCAATATAACAAGTACCATCATCCCTGTATAACCAAGTCTTGCCATATCCGGTAGCATCCGAGTATAGCATTTGCGTTTTAATGAATAATCCTAACATTGGGTTACGGGTTTCCAGGTAAATCTTCTTTAAGTTTTTGTATGTATCAATTACAATACCGTATTTCTGCTTAAAGTAGTATTTGACTTGTTGATTGCTACCCCAATTAGCTACGGACTTAGGAAGCATTGCAACCGCTCTTTTATATTCATTTAGATTTGCGTCCGCAACCTCCAGCCATTTTTGTTTGTCAACTCCAATACCGATGACCCGCATACGCGAAATTTTTTCCACCACTTTGTTATCAAGCAAAGCACACTCAAGTAGTTTGTCACGGGTCAATAAGTATTCTTGTGCTTTGCGTAATGGTAGCAAACTTCTAACATCGTCGCCCGCATATTTAATTTCGTCTTTCGTGAATGGCAAATTTTTTTTTCGCCTTATAAAATTTTCGCGCACGCTTTTATCGGGTACTGGCAAACCGTATCGAGTGAGAGTATATTTTAATGATGCACTGTGGACAATGTTAAACGCCTCGCTTACTTTTCTATCATCCGCTGTAACCCCCTGAATATTTTTTTCTGCGACCATTGTATCCCATACGTTGCGAATTCGTATCCCCCAATTCAACTCTATGTACGGTAGATCGAATTCGCCGTTATGTACTACTTTACAGATGGTTTTATCTTGTAGAATGGTAATAAGTTCTTTGGGACAACTTTTCATGCCGTTACAATCATGATAGACTTTCGGCTTAAGGTCCGCGCCACATACGGAGATCATCCAAATGGTTCCACCAAAAGGCGAAAGGCCGATCGTCTCAATGTCAACAGCAATAAATTTTTGCATACAAGGTATTTGCGGGCCTTAAATATACCCAAATTTTGACATTTCTATTAAAAAATAAGTCGTTTTTAAACAAAACTTTTTATTTCTCTTATAATATAGTATGTTTGCCTAGCCTTAAAGGTTAGGGCTATAAACAATAAACGCAATGAGTAAACAAACAAAAAACACAAAACAAGCAAACGATGACGCGTTTGTATCCGACGATGTTGTTGGGTCTGGCAAAGCCTCGTACTTCAAATTGGAGACTGGTGACAATGAGGTCCGGCTTATTTCTAAACCCATAACCGGGTGGATCGCATGGGGCGAAGACGAGGAAGGCAACAAGAAGCCAACGCGTACGCCGATTACCGAAGAGCCGGACGACGAGTCCGACGGAGAAAATCCACCAAAGAAGTTTATGGCATGCGTGGTTATCGACGCAGCCGACGACGAGGTGAAGATTTGGGAGATTACGCAACAGTCAATTATCAAAGCGATTAAAGCGTTAAGTTCCAACCCGAAATGGGGTAACCCCTTCACTTACAGCCTGTCTATTGAGAAAAAGGGTGAAGGTATGAAGACACGGTACACTGTGAACCCGAATCCGAAGGCTCCAATTTCCAAAGCCGCCATTAAAGTCGCCAGTGAGAAGCCTTGTAACCTGGATGCGTTATATGAAGGTGCAGACCCTTGGGATGAAAAGAACCACGACGAAGTAACAGAATATCATTTTAAGTGAGTTTGGTTGAGTAGTTTGTAAGCAAGAGGCGGCTGAACGATTGGCCGCCTTTAACCGTTCGTATAGAATATGCCAACAGTTGAGTTCAATGACGATAAACCCGCCCTAGCATACATCCGTAAACGTGGTTACGCCTCATACTCTAGTATAAAGAATGTTAGAGATGCGGTTATACCTTCATACGCAGACGAGGCGTGGTTTAAATTTGGAAAGGAACTACACTCTAGGTTCCTGGAGGGTGTTAAGTTGTTTACGTTATCCGTAGAGGAAGAAGTCAGGCTAACGTTAATGTTAGATAAATTGGAGCGGCACCCTATTGTGCGGCGACTTTTGGCAAAATCGAAAAATGAAATCGCCTTTGGCCCGCGTAAAGTTTTGGAAAAATATAAGTGCTTGGATGGTGGTATCGTTGTACCAGACGTGTTGGGGCTGCCCGTATTAGGGTATATTGATATAGCCAATCGTCCAGACAATTTAGCCGACTTAAAAACCACGCGCCTAAGTAACATGAAGGCGTTTGTAGAATCAATGGACCTGCTACAAGCTGCTTTGTACTTAGAGGCGACTAAGGTGCGGGATTTTTATTATATAGGTATATGCAAACAAGCCCCGTACAATGTGATGGTGTTTAGCGTGAAGGAGTATCCGGAACGATTGGCAGAAGCTAGGAAAGATATGGTAAGGTTATTGAAATATATAAAAAGTGAATTATGAACAGCTTAGACGAAAGTATAATAAAAATTGTCTCCGGCCCAACAAGAATTAACACAAAAACAACGTTAGGTTTTAAAGTTGTGGCTATTGTGGATTGCTGGGGGTGCAAACAGAAAAAAACATTTTGGGCAATAACCTTAAAAGAAGCTAAAAAATTCAAACCTGGATACACCTATATAGTATAAAATTATGACTACTATTCAAAAAATCGCCAGGCTCCGTACGCTCTCCATACTTCACGAGAAGCAACGCATGCGAATAGCAAACGCGGAAAAACGTATTTTAGGTTTCCATAAAGAACAAGAAACGCTTTTGAGGTCCATACCCAATAAGGAGTGCTCTTTGTATGCAGAGAAGATTGCCAAGTACGTCTGCGCATAAGGCAAAAAATTTTTGGCCCGATGAAAATTTTAGTTGACTCGCGAGAACAATTACCACTATTTCCAGGTAACCGCGCCACACTTCTTTGTGGCGACTATACCACACACAAACTAAAAGGTTGCTTTGTTATAGAACGTAAGTCATTACAAGACCTTTATGGTTCCATCGTGCAGGGGAATCAACGATTCAAAGCTATGCTCTTTGCTGCTGCATGGCATCGTATTTCCATTTGTATATACGTTGAAGGGACACGCGAAGACTTTATAAATAAGCGTTTCCCAAAAGGCAACGAAAGAAAGTTCTCTACTGATGGCCTGGATAAGTTGATTAAGACCTTTGAACGTAAGTACCATTTACAATTTCATTGGCACCGGAATCGCGCGCATTGCAGGCGAGAGGTGGAAAAACGATTGCAAATGGAAGAAAAACGCCTAAAACAGGCTAAATAAGGCCATTTTACGGCCTAAAATAAATATGTAAATTTTGGTATACAAATAACTTATTCGTTGTATATTTACATAACGAAACAAAGGAACAAAAAACTATCAACCATGAAAACTACAAAATCTATCCAGTACAAAGGGTTTATAATCGAAACCGTCTTTGATTCAGAAGATGGTAAGACATGGTATCAAGTTAAAGAAAACGGGAAAATCCTTGAAGAGGGCACGCCTTGTATTCAAGATCATTCTGAAGCTTTGACCGATGGCAAGGAAATGGTAAACAATATTATTGTTGAAAGATACCCCGGTTCTTTTGAAGACGAAGAGCATGATGACACACCATCGCTTGGCGATACATTTGACCACGCTAAAAACCCTTAACGACTTTGCGCGTACTCCTCGATTGCGCTGATAAATGTAATGAGGAACGGTCCAAGCGTACCAGTAAACGCTTAATTTTTGGTTCATACGGCTCCGCTCAAACGAAGTATTCCGTGCAGCCAATCCTTTAGAGTACAGACGCGCGACTAACGGCGCTACAGTTCGATCTGATCTGTACTCCACATTTAAAAACTATCAGTATGAAAAAGAAGGTAATGACTATTGATTGCACACCGACATGGCAAGCAGCGGCACAAATTTACTTAGCTGTTTTAGAGAACGGGTCGGAGGAAGGTAAAAAACAAGCGCGTGAGGGTATTATGCACATGGCAAGAATCGCACAAGCGTTTGTGGGAATTTCCAGCGCGCATACGCCGGATAATGTTATCAAAACCAGGGTTTGATAGTCCTTGGTTTTACCACGTAACGTCGAAGCGCCGTAAGGTTTCGCGCCGTGGGTTATACAAACTATCATTTAAAGGTGGTTAACCAAGCGGTCTACGGTCGAGGTAAAAGAACATGGCTAAACTATTCGCTGCCTCTTAGTACACTGGTTCGAATCCAGTACCACCTGCTAACTTTATAAAACTATCATATATGAAACATTCAATCAAAGATCAAATCGGTGCCGTGAATTGGGCACGCAAAGTGGTTAAGCAAGTTGTGCCAACGGAAAAGAAATTGGAGCAGCTTAACGACGCAGCTTCCACCCTATCGGCTTTAAATTTTATCGGCCAAGATGTTGTACTCGTTGCACCTGAACTGTTAACCATAGTTCGTGAATTTTGTAAACGTGTAGAGGATGGAGAGGTTAGAAGCGTTACTACATACGGGAAATTTAAAGCTATTCTAAAGCGTCTTGACCATGAATAAGATAGTAACCAAAGAGTATCTAATCAGGGAATTGGGTATTAGGCCTATCGAGGTTATCGGTCGCACCCTTGTCGCGATATTCAAAAATCAAACGCAAGAAGAACGGAGCAATAACGTTACGAGATTCCATAACGGTATCGGCTTCACAGGTACCGACGGCAGGATTGGAGCAATAACGGCTAAGTATTATTTAAAGCATGGTACATTGTTAGATTGGCAAATCAGGAATTGGACGCTACCAAACCGTAAAGGCACGCCGCGGATCGTGAAGTATGCCGACCAACTTGACAAGATCGCCAAACAAAAACTAAACTTGCAAATCGCGTAAACCTTATAAAACTATCAACCATGAAAAATCCCCTCAAGCAATATCGTTTCGTTAACCGCACGTTCAAGAAGTATTGGAGCGTGTGGGAATTTGCGTTTCCGGATTACGTGAACGAGCAACAATGGCAACTTGTAAGTGTTTCGAAACTTAACCGGTTAGTTCCAACTAACTAAGATGAAAGCGCAGAAAACTATCCCATACCTAATTGCAGATTTGCATTTTCGTATTACGCTTTTGTGTATTAAACGCGGCGCAGTACACTTTACATATGACTGTGCAACTGGAAGTAAAAAATATTGGTATATACCTAACTAAAACTATCATGGAAACTTATCCTTTAACACACGATCAGCAACGAATTTTTGATATATGCGAAACCACAAGCTGCAATATTTTGATTTGTGGAAAACCAGGAACAGGAAAGACTGTACTAGAACGTGCCTTACTTGAGTACTCCCAAAAGGCGTGGACAATGTGTGCACCTACGGGCTTGGCGGCAATTAACGGCGGTGGGAAGACGTTGCATAGTGTATTCGGTATACCAGTGTCGGATGGAATTTTCCATCCCGACTTCAACAAGTTTACCACCTTCGATAGCATCGTTAAACATCTTACGTATAGTGTCAAGTACCTTATCATTGACGAAGTAAGTATGGTACGCGCCGACACAATAGATTTTATCGACCGCGAACTGCGCTACTTTAAACAAGTGGATAAGCCATTTGGCGGGATACAAGTTGTTTTTGTTGGAGATTTTTACCAACTCCCGCCCGTTGTTGGTAGGGATGGTAAAGAAATGAAACTGTACTACGATTCTCCATTCGTGTTCAGTTCCAAAGTGTTTGCCGAGGCTGATTTTCAAATTTTGGAACTTACCGAAGTACTCAGGCAAAAGGGCGACGATAAATTTATAAAAATTCTGCACTCGGCCCGTACGGGCGACGTATCTGCCAAGCAACTAATGGAACTGAATAAGAACGTAAAGCCCAAAGTTGAAGACGTGCGCATACGTTTAGCTGGAACAAATAAGGAGACGGAAATTATTAACCAGCAATTTCTTCGTTCCATCCAATCCGAACCAAAGACTTACGTATGTAAGGAGTATGGTAAATGGCCGGAAAAAATCGACGTAGTTCCACTTGTTCTAAAGATTGGTGCCCAGGTTATGATTACTGTGAATAATGCCGACGTTCCCCCCAATACCAAAGGTAAGGGCGTTACAGTTAACGGCTCACTCGGAACTGTTACCGAGATGCAAGACGCTTGTGTGATGGTACAACTAGATGGGGGGCCGTTGGTGCCAGTGTATAAGAAACGTCGCGAGCATAAGGTTAAAGAGGTACAGGACGGTCAGCGTGCAGAGGTTTTAAAGGCGGCTATCGAACAGGTTCCACTTAAACTTGCCTGGGCGATAAGTATTCATAAATCACAGGGGCAATCGTTTGATAAGGTACACGTGGACGCAAATAAAATTTTTGCGGCCGGGCAGTTGTACGTGGCACTTAGCCGGGCAAGAAGTTTAGAGGGGTTGACGTTGGCGTCGAAGCTGACGGCGGCAAAATTTTTCGCAGACGAAGACGTAGAAAACTTTTTCAAAACAATAAAAACAATAGCATATGCCAACTAAACCAAAAATTCAAAGTTACAAATCAGGTTCGCGCACCGTTAGCCGATCCGCGCAACATGGCGATATGTGGATAATAAGTTTTCCAGATGGCGGATGGTACTCCGTGAGCGCGGGTGAAGAAGGGATACAGGTTACCAATCCGCCAAACCCGGGAAGTGTTAAGTTTAGTGGAAACTTTTTTGAATAAGGGGCGAAGTTTATATGGAAAAACCAATCAACTGTATATACTGGACAACCGGAGCCGTGGCAAAGCTATTACACGTAGCTCCATCTGCCATTCGTTATTGGCTTATGGAATTTAACTTTGATTCTAAAAAACGTTCCACCAATAACCGTAAATTTAATACCAGTGAAGTGAATAAACTTATAGTTATAAAAAGATTGTTGCATAACCATCCACAACATACAATCTTAGGGGCGAAAAAAATTTTTGCCAAAGGCCCAGAATGGGCGAAAAAGAAAATTGATGAAATATGGAAAACAAATTAAATTGTGTATGGCACGAAAAAACATAACAGGTATATCGTTCTGTGGCTGGGAACTAGAAACTAAAGAAGAACAAGCGGTAAAGAAATGGTTAAAGGATAAGGGTATAAGCGCGAAACATTTTATGCGATATTTAATTAGGCAACATTTAAAAAAAGAAAAACTAAGCTAAAGTTATGCGTATAATTTGTTTACTTGTAATAATGTGTGGATGTTCGCAAAAAACATATACCAGTTCTTTAGTAGATCAAAGAAAAAAGCATACGCAAAAAATAACATCTAAGGATGTTAAGAATACCAGGTTAGTTATGTTTACCTGTATTGCATTAGGTATTTATATTCATTCAATTTTTGTAAAAGACTAATAAACGTATTACCATCACACTTATGACGACCACAGAAAAAAATTTAACAAAATTAGGCCACCAAAAACCGGCGCCACAAGAAATATCAACAGCAATAGTTATTGCAAGCCTGGAAAAGCAAGCAGCCCCATCCATTCGCCGAGTAACAGACTTAAAGATTAAGACCAAGGATGATTTTGAATTAGCGGCTACACTTGTTAAGCAGCTTAAAGGGCTTAGCGCCTTAGCCAAGCAAGAAGAAGATACTATGGTTAATCCGGCAAAGGCAACCATCAAAGCTATACAAGCGCACTTTAAACCGTTTCAAAACAAGGTGGCAGAGATTGAGACGGAAGTTAAGACAAAAATGGGCGAATTTTTGGTGGCACAAAAAAAATTATCTGCCAAAGTAGAACAGGATTTTGAGGATGGGAAAATAAGAAAGATTTCCACTATCGTCGCGAAGCAAGCCGAATTGCGTGTGGATAATGGAACGGCACAAGTACGTAAGGTTTGGACCTTGCTTATAGACAACGAGTCTAAAATACCCCGCGAGTACTTAGAGCCGGCAACTGATCTTATTCGCTCAGCTTTAAAAGATGGTAAGACCGTACCTGGGTGTAGATGGGAACAGGTAGATAGTATCGCTATATGAAATATACGTGGGGCAATCATGGGTTTTTTTGCAACGTACTTTTAAGCGCTATTGCCGGACAGTTGGTTAGTATAGTAATAGCAATTTTAGCTTGCTATATAGTATTTACGAACTTATAAGCGATTGAATCAATAAAATAAAAGAGTATGAAAATCAAAATACACGTAACGAAGGAGATTTACCGTAAGGCGATGATGTGTGGCACGCAAAAGAGATATGACTCCAGTGTCCCCACCTCTTGTGCGATAGCTTTAGCCGTGAGAGAGGTGGCACCAAAAGCATATATAACAAACACGGGGATTTCGTGGCTTGGTATTGACCAAGTTACTGGACTTTACATAGGTAGATTTTCAGGAATGCCTGATTTTGTTAACGGGATAGTTTCAGCCTTCGATGCCTTATGGGATAAGCCAGAAGAACGCTTACTACTCCCTGAATTTTCCTTCAAGGTAGATTTCCCTGACGAACTTATTGAAGAGATCGGCCTTGATGAAGTGAAAGCTATCATGGAAAAGAGCGAGACTTTGGAATTTTGTAGCTCCCTGACCCCCTCTTGAGCCCTATAAAATGAAGATACGATGAAGCCAATATTTTCAAGAGAATGGGCAATGCCGAATAAATGGACTTTTAAAATAAAGCCCATAAAAAACCTTATTGAGCGCTATGTGGGTAATGGGAAAAACTGGATAGACCCGTTTTCAGGCGAATCTCATTTTACTGAGATTACCAATGACTTAAATCCTGATCGAAAGGCACAGTACAATCTTAAATGTGAGGACTTTATTAAGCTACTACCAGGGCCATTCAAAGGTTGTCTTTTCGATCCCCCTTATTCCAACGAGCAAACAAAGCGGTCTTACGAATCGTTGGGGATAAGATACACCTTTGAGGATAGTCATGGACTTTTTCAAAGTGAAAAGAAATTGATTGCGCCTAAAATAAAAGTTGGTGGATTTGTAATTTGCTTGGGATGGAATAGTAACGGGTTTGGCAAAAAATTAGGATTTGAATTAATAGAAGTCCTTTTAGTCGCCCATGGATCCATGCACAATGACACAATAGTAACAGTCGAACGGAAGCAACCTTAACCCCCTTCCCCCATGCCCCTAAGTGAGAACGAGATGAAACAGATTGAACAAGACGCTAGAAAGTATGTTGCCGATTCTTGGAACGTTAGTGAGGAAGTTATAAATCTAGAATGTACCCATGTAATGCTTCGTTACGAAGGCTACATCGCCGGAGCCACAGCCCAGGCCGAGAAATACCAAAGCGAGATTGAGCAGTTGAAATTGGAAATAAAAATACTCAGGCGGGAATCAAGAGACGTAGACATTGATTATAACTTGCACGAAGGTAAAGGCGAAAACAACGAACTACTATGACTGATAAAGAACACATCACAAACCTAGAAGAAACCATTCGGCAACTTAAAATAGAAGCTGAAAATTTCAAATCTGTAATGGTTGCCGCCGCTGAGGAAATTCAAGAGCATTGGCAGGCGCATTGCGACGCGGAAGGATATGGCCCGTCCAATTTAATGCACCGATTAGAGAAAGGATTAGCGTCAGACTATGCAGGCTACAAACCGGGAGAATTCACAAAGCTAGAAGCCTTACTCGCCTCCCGCGATTCTGAACTTAGGGAATTGAGACAACAGGCAAAACGGGACTTTAATCGCATTAACGAACTAGAAGATATTATTATACTTTTAGCGGTTCATTAGGATGGACTGGACCGGTTACTGAGGGCGGTCCCGTACAGTATTGTCATTCCTTTGTGGAAAACGGAATGATTAGATTTTTAGATGATAGTCACCACGAACTAAAAGACAAGACTGTAGAACTGCCTGAAATAGACGAAGCAACATGTTTGGGCTGATTCAGATTTACATAACTATCGGTTCAACCAACACGAAGTGACAACCTACCTTCTCTCTAAGCGCTTCGATTTATTCGGGTGGATCGCGGAAGGTTTAGCACTAGACAAAAATCAAAGGGTATGAAAGATGAATGGATAAGCGTTAAGGATAGATTGCCCAAAAGCACAATCAGAATTAGCGGTAAAAAATATCTAACTTATCCACTGGAGGTAGTTTCTCATTTCATTAATCACAGATTTACAAATTACAATGGAAGCACTGGACAAATGGATGATGTTTATAAAGTTACCCACTGGATGCCCTTCCCTTCACCCCCTAATCAAGGACACTAAACGGAATAGAATATGAAAACAGGAATCGAACAGATAGCAGATGAACGTCAAAAGCAAATTGATAAGCACGGATTCACAGGGAAGCATCACGCAGAGCATCCAGAATGGTATGATAACTACCAACTTCAGTTTGCGGCGACTACGCTAATGATGCATGAATTTGAGGAACAACTTGATATTGATGCATTGCTACCGGATGGGTGGGATAAGGAGTGGTTTGCTGACCTTAATAATCGTTCGCGTGAAAAACGCCTCATCATTGCCGGTGCCCTTATTGCCGCTGAAATCGACCGCCTTCAAAACTCTTAAAGCCTAGCGCATAGACACCATGAAAACACCGACTTTTAAACTTACTAAAGGGCAAGTATATACAACCGACGCTCAACTAAACATTGTGCCTGGAGAGGGTAATCACACATCAGGAACTTATCTATGGATAGGCGATGATGACAATGGATGCTACGGCACAATTTCAGGGGTAAAGACGCTTGAGAAATTAGCAATGGGTATTCTAAGGCATTTAGGACATAAGGTAACGCTGCGATGAAAAACATTTTATTCCACTCCGGCGAGTTTTGGTTTAATGAGAAGGGTTTTCCGCAATTGCTTGATTTTGGTGTGCGGGAGAATCAATCTGACAAAACAGAATACTTCAATGCCCTCCAACTCGCCCTGGCGGATTCAGTTAAGTTCGAGGACCAAGACGCAATACTTTTTGAGGTTCGCGATGTGTTATTTAAAACTTCTACCGGAATGGACGGACGGAACGGGTGGCAACCCATTAAAGGCCAGACATTTTTCATCGAGGGGGTTGAGGTTAAAGGGCTTAATTTTGACAAATGCCCTGAATGTGGTTCTAAAAATATTAGATACGATGAAACTTGGGGATGCGGAGATTGCAGCTATGAGTGGGAAAAAAGATATAGTCGCAAAGTTGCCGTCCTCTCCAACAGCCCGGTAAAGAGCGAGACACCCCGCCGAATCAGACTTGACTTAAACAGTCCGGTTGAATTGGCAATCTATGAAGTAATGCAAATGATTGAGAAAATGCCAGCCGATATAAAACTGACACTCGCGGGTGAAAAGTTGCGTGAGGCGCGAGAATTGGTTGCTGACTTCATTGATAAAGTTGAACCCAAGGCCGAACCTACCGTAGAAGGGGAGACATGGAAAGTAGGAACTTTTTTAAATGGTGAGTTATTTCTTTCAACCGGAATACAGGCACTTTATCCACATGGTACTGTGACACAAGCCGAACTTCAATCCATCGCCGCCCTCCTCAATCGTGCCCCCTTGGGGGAAGAGACAAAGGAGAAAAAGCCTAAATCAGCCCAAAAACAAGGCTAAAATAAATATCTTGAATTGTGTTGCAAATATCAAGAAAGGATGTATATTTGATTCATGAAAGGTACAGAAAATCAAATCAAATTCGCAACTTCTCTTAGAGAAGAGTTTGTGAAAGAAGCTACCGAAAGAATGAATTTGTTAGCCCCTAAAATGGAAGGACACGAAAAACGTACTGCTGACTACAACGCAAAAAAATCGCAAGTTGAGGCTATTAATTTAGCGGATGATGCAGCTTTGATTATTCATGTGATTCAGAACTGCTGGAGAGGCGGTACAATGTCAGTGAGTGAATTTTGTGAAGCATTCAAAAAATAAAAACAACATTATGGAAAACAGGATGAATGAAGTAAAAGCACTTAAATCAGAAGTTCTCGACCGGGCTCATACATGTGTGAGGGGTATGAACTATATATTGGTTACTGACGACATGAATATAACTGTTATGCAGGAGGATCAATATAACACACATCATCTAATTAGTTTCCCCGCTAATTGTACCGGGGAACAATTCGATCGAATTGTTTCCAATTATGTAACCCAATGAAAAAGAAACCCAAACACGGCGGTAAGCGCCCAGGCTCCGGCCGACCGAAAGGAGAGCCGACAAAGACGATGCGTGTCCCGGTTTCTAAAGTTGAGGAAGTAAATCTGATTTTGTCTCGCCGTTCCCCCGACAAGAGCGTAGGGGAGGATTAGAAGAAAAACCGTAAATTAACGTTATGAAACCATACCTTAAATACCTGATCTTAGCCGCCGTTATCGTTATCTTGTTTATCACGGTTTACTTCGTCGGCCGCCACCAAGGCAAAATATCAGCAATAGATAACATTATGATGGATAGCCTTAACCGGGATATAGCCAATCGGGATAATAGAATCAAAAAATCGGAACTAATCATTGAGAAGAAAAACGACACGATAAAAATGCTCCAAGCCAATATTGCCGTTACCGATGCACTTATGGCTAAGCGCGAACTAAAATCAAAACAAACCATTACCTATTATGAAACCCTACAGCATCGTTACGTTAATGTTACTGTGTCTCATTACGACCGCTTCATTTGGGCAAGATTTCCCGATTCTATATCCACGGTGGCAAAAAGAGGCAATCGTCCATGACCTCATTACCGGCGACCGCTGTGATTCATTATTCAGTATTCAACAGCAATTAATGGCGGATCTCCAAAACAAGATTGCGGACCAAGCCGGCATAATCGTTCAACTCCATGACCAGACCGGAGAGTTCCAAAACATCAAAACGCAATGGCTGGGCAAGCAGGTTGATTACCAGGGCGAAATCAAAATACTGGAGAAAAAAGTTAGGCGTCTGAATTTTAACGGGATTCTGAAAGATATTGGATTGGCGCTGGCCGCCATTGGGATTATTGCTGTTGTGGCTAAGCATGGGATTTAGGCTAAGGGCCTTAATACGGCTATTTGATGGTGTAGAGTAAGCCGGAAAAAATAAAGCCTCCAATGGCCTTTAAATCAATAATCCTGCCTATACTACATAACTCATAAAAAAATATATAGAGAACCCAAGCAGGAAAATCCAGAATTTCAGGAACAATATACCATACCATGGGAGCATGGTATATATCCTATCTGTCAAGGATTGCTTACCGTCAAGCCCTTCATCCACATACCACCAATTCAAACCGCGTAATAAGTTAAGCGCGTAATCAAAAAATAAAACGAACACCCCAAACGATAGAATTAGTGGTTGGAAATAGAATTTTGTTGGGCCCAGCGCCCAATCAAATATAGAAACAACAGCCATCATAACCCCCGTGAGTATTGTGTGTGCAGCGTGGTCAACTTCTTTTTTCTGGTTGACGATGGTATGGTAATCCCACCAAAGTCGTAACCCCAATGGGATAACGAGAAGAAGCATAGCCCAACGAAAACCAAAGTCAGATTGCATACCAAAAAAGATAAATGCTTTCATACAATTTAGTTAAAGTAAAGGTAAGAAATTTACTTGCATAGACTCCAAAGTATTTCCTCCGAAAAAGTTAGTGCCCGGACAGCTTTTTGTAACCGGGTTAGGATATTTTTCCGGATCATCAACCCATCTCGCGCCCGTAACTATATCGTAGAAATGATGATATACGATTGACTCCGTTGATGGCACTAATTTAAACTTTAACAGTAAAGCAGTATTCATTTTGATGATCGTCTCCCGGTGGACATCCGTCATGTCATCCCCATCTATATCAAAATTTCCCAAATGCTCAATGCAGATTCCATATTGATTCGCGCCCTTGATTCCCGCTGGTATAGTATCAAATGGCCTGCCCAGTGCTATGGTTCCGTCTGGGAACGAAGTTAAATTCTGCGCTATTTGCGCAAATCCATTTTGCATCTGAAATGCTTCCATGCTTTCCAGCCAATGGAAATGATCTGGTAACTTTTGCCAGCTCTCATAGTCGGGTTTCCATGTGTGATGCTGTTGGATTAATCCAATCCTGCGTGTAACGTTTAACGTTGTTAACCACGTCTCGAAAGCCGGGAAATCAAATAGAATGAATTTACCTTTTACTGTTTTCATTTTTTTTGTGTTTGGCTTTCATTAAATCTAGTAAAAAAAGTAACAATACCTATTCACTTACCCTCAAAAAGTCTAGCACCTCGCTTACAATTCCCTGCACCCCGGCTTTCATTACGTAACTATCTACCCCCGAGTTTCGAGCCAGATCCAGGTCCTCATCATCCGGTGGAAACTTAGACGAGTACAGCAGAAATGGAATATGTCTCTTTTTTTCTCCGTGCCTAATAAGTTTCGCGAGTTCAAAACCACTTATATTAGGCATATTAACATCCGATATGATCAATGAAAATTCAAAATCCCCCATCATCTTTAATGCTTGTTGGCCGTTTGACGCACTCATGGTCTTGAACCCCTTTTGCCTGAAGTTCTCCTCCAAGAGCTTACGTTGCAACTCATTATCTTCTACGATTAACATCATTTCCTGAGAATGCTTTTATCGCGTCTTGAATGTTATCCGCTATGGACTTGAGTTCTGTAATCTCGCTTTTGATGAAGTTGTCAAGCCTTTTTGTAACTGAATTCATGCTTATGATTAATTTCTCTACATCTTTTTGCATCCCAGATATTTTTATAATTGAAAAACTTACCCACGACAGCCATCCAGCAAAAGCCAGTAAAGCTATACCGAAAACGAAATCAGTTGACGCCGGCATCCTTTATGGTACTTTAGGCGAATCAACAGTTGTTTTTGTTTCCGTTGTAACCGTTGTTGCTTCCTGTTGTTTTACTGGCGGCACGGATGACAAGCCTCCTTTAAATGCCAATGCCCAATCGAAAATATATCGTCCGAATACTTGGTAGGCAATTAACCCGGTAATGATATATAGCGCAATTACTTGCGTGTTTGAGCTATTCGTAAAAAAGGCAACACGGCCAATTATTGGTGGGAAAATAAGTATTGAATAAAATGTCACTTGTTCCCCTCCCTCCCATGCTTCGTTTTTACCTGTCATTCTCAGACCCGCGATCATTTCTTTTTTGTAGTAAAGAAACAAAGCCCAAAAGAACAAAGTCACCCCACCCCACATCAAAAGACTGTCAATCCGCTCAGGGTTTTTTGCCAGGTGAAAGAAATAACTTTCAAACACATTGAACTTTCCATGGGTGATATTTTGTACCCTTGCCATGGTGTCTACTGACTTATGAATTATTGAATCTGGCAATGTTTGAAATAAGGTCATGATTTATTTGTTTACGGTTAATGTCTCAATCCTCTGTATCCCCAATCGTACCAAGGTGATGTACTTTCCTGCAAACCCTGCACGGGGTAGTTGTCGGGGTCGCTATACGAACCCACCATTACAGGTGACCCGCAGGTTCCAATAACGTTACCGTGATTCCCAACCTGGCCCGTGATTGTATTTGTATAGCCTACTACCCTGTTATCCAGATACATTGTCGTAGAGCCATC